CCTCTTTTGTCCATTTTTCGCGCCATACAGGTTCTCCATTCCTGTCTATTGCCTTGATGACGGACACATGCACCCCTTTTGTTCCGGCGATATTTGCCAGCACCGAGTTTTTGGAAATGAGGTTTCCGACCATGATAAATCTTCCCCGGCCTACATCCAGCGCTCCGAAAAGGGCTTCTTTCACCCAGTCAGTGATGTCATGCACCCGCTTTTCATTGCGACACAGTTCGTCATCGTCCAGATCGTCTATGACGATGTAGTCCGGGCGTGCTTCGCGGTCGCGCAGACCACGCGGAGACTGTCCCCTTCCACAAGCGAGGAATTTCACTCCGTTGGCCGCCTTGAACTCCCCTTCCTGCCAGGAGGCATTTCCTTGCTGCTTGCCAAAATCGGCAATGATGCGCTGGTTATGCTCCAGTTCGGCCTGAATATCCCCTAGCAGACGTGTAGCCGAATCCTCACTCTTGCCGACTACAACCATAAAATTGATCAGCCGTTTGGGCTGGAACATCAGCCATAGTGGCACAAAGATGTCCATGTGTGTGGACTTGGCATGACCACGCGGCCACATGAAAACCGCTTTCAGATTGGGCGTGCCCTTCACTTTGGCTGCTGCCGCATTGTGGAAGGGGGCATTGTGGATGGTTCGTATGACTTCGCCTGTCGTCTGATCCCGGAGAGTGAGGAAATGGGGAAAATAATACTCGCAGAAAGCGGCATAGTTCCCCTGCAGGCGTTGAATGCGTCTGTCCTTTTGTGCCGGAGTTTCAGTAGCGAGGAGAGCCGTATCCGTGATGGACTGCACTCTTTTGCAATGTTCCTTCCACTGTTCGTAAGCCTGTTTCTTTTCCGCTGCTGTTGCCATGTCCTTTATTCTTTATTTAATGCCCATCTGCTCTGTGATATAGAGGTCCTGGTATTTGTTGATAGCCTTGACCAGTTCCGGAGTGACTTCCGGGTCGATAGAAGAACGATATTCAATCCATTTTGAGAATGCCATAAAGACTTCGATGACATCCACTACATTGGCCTTTTTATCTAATTTTTCAATGACGGCCGATAGTTTGGCGAGTTTGTCGCCGAGTCCGGCCACCAGAGTGGGGTCGTTCGACTCGTTGACATTGGTGATAAGAGTATCAATGGTGAGCAGGAGTTTATTGACCAGTTCGGGGCGTGTGACATTCTTTGCCGCCCTTGCTTCCTTCCATCCGTCGGCTGCACACCATTTAGAGATGGTGACGCGTGACACGTCGACTTTCTCTGCAATTTCGGTCTGCTCCATTCCCGAAAGGAAAAGGTGACGTGCTAGTGATTTCTTTTTTTCGATATCTGCTTTTTTCATGCGCAATTTTATTGATTCCGCACAAAGTTGCCCCGAACGGCAGCGGATACCAAAAAAGTGTGCAATGGTTGCATACATCTGTGCAACCGTTGCATAGATTTTTGACGACACAGGAAAGCAAGTGTAATATTGCAGCATCGACGCACAAAGGCGCGATGATAAATATGAATAAACGAGTAAGAATTTCAAATGACAGCTTGAACAGCTACGGCAGCCGTGTGTTGACATCGGGCATGAATGTGGATCAGTATTGCCGGAATCCGGTGTTGTTGTACATGCACCAGCGTGGAAACGTGATTGGCTATGTAAAGGATCTTCGGGTGGAGAATGGCGAGGTTACCGGGGAACTGGTGTTTGACGAAGCAACCGATCTCAGTAAAAGATGCAAGAAGCAGTTTGAATTCGGCAGCTTGAGAATGGTCAGCGCCGGGATTGATATTTTGGAACTTAGTGAACAACCTGATCATTTGGTACAGGGGCAGACCTGCCCGACCATCACCAAGAGCAAACTGTATGAAGTATCGCTGGTGGACGTGGGTTCCAACGATGATGCCATCGTACTGATGAAAGATGGGAAGCAAATCACATTGGGAAAGGATGGAGATTGTCCTTTGCCACTAATCAATAACCAAAAAACAAAAGAAGAAATGGAACTGAAAATTTTGGCCCTTCAATTGGGGCTGCCGGAAACGGCGACGGAGGCTGAAGTGACACAAGCCTTAAATGAACTGAAAGCAGCCAAGGCAGAGAATGCTACTCTGAAAGGAAAAAACGAGCAACTCACCCTGGCCCACATTACCGGTCTTGTGGAAAAGGCTATGGAAGAAAAACGTCTGGGAGAAGATAAAAAGGCGCAGTTTATCGAATTGGGCAAGAAGGTGGGTGCCGATGAACTGAAGAATGTGCTTGATGCCATGCAACCCCAGATGAAACTGTCCACAGTACTGAAAACCGTAAATGGTCGTGTGTCGGCATTACCTACTACCTACGCAAAATTAAGTGAAGTGCCTGCCGATACGCTGCTTAAACTGCGATCAGAAAATCCGGATGAGTACAAGCGGTTGTATAAGGCCGAATACGGAATGGAGTGTGAACTTTAAAATAGAATAGTATGAAGAAGTTTGTAACAATGATTATTACGGCACTGTTGTTTAATTCGCTGACCGGTGCCGCTTTTGCATCTATATTGGGAATTGCCCCTATAGCGGGTGCTATTGGGATGAATGCAGTGGGTACGTTGTTAGGATGTATGCCGGATACTGCATCTATCCTTCGTTCCGGAGTGTTGAAAGAAGTTTGGACCGGTGAATTGGTTAAAGCTCTCCGTGCCGGTTTGGAAGGGAGTTGGTTGGATGGAATACCTGACCAAAGTTCCATTGTTGACAATGATGTGATACACTTGGTAGATGTGGGCGTTGATCCAGAAGTATTGGTGAACAATACGACTTATCCGATTGCCATTCAAGAATTGGATGACAAGGATATTGCCATTAAGCTGGATAAATTCCAGACCAAGGTAACCCCTATCACCGACGATGAGCTGTATGCCATCAGCTATGACAAGATGCAACGAGTGAAAGAGAGCCACTCGAATGCCATCAATGATGCGAAATTCGCGAAGGCGGCGCACAGCTTCTGTGCCCAATCCAACACGGCCACGACCCCCGTATTGAAAACCAGCGGACCGAAGGTGATTGCTACAGGCCGTCTGCGTCTTATTCCCGACGACCTTGTGGCATTGAAAGAGTCGTTGGACAATTTGATGGTACCGACAGACAACCGCAGATTGGTGTTGTGTACGGATCACGTGAACGATTTGTTGTTGGTGGACCAGAGTTTCAAAGAGCAGTATAACATCGACCGGAACACGGGCAAAGTAGGCAAACTGTATGGTTTTGACATTTATGAATATGCCAATAACCCTGTATATACGAGTGCCGGAGCGAAAAAAGCCATGGGCGCTACGGCGAGTGTCGGAGAGTTCCAGTGCTCTTTTGCCTTCTATACCAAACGCGTATTCAAAGCCACCGGTAGTACACGGATGTATTTCAGCGAGGCCTCTACCGATCCGCAGAACCAGCGCAATCTAATCAACTACCGTCACTACTTTATCGCCATGCCGAAGAAAGCAGATGCCGGAGCTGTAATGATGAGCGGATATCAAGCGTAGAAGATATGGGAAAGTTGAAATATTTAGTGATACACTGTACGGCGACCCCTGAGGGGAGAGAAGTGTCGGCGGCGGATATCCGCCACTGGCACACCTCTCCAAAGAGCGAGGGTGGGAGGGGCTGGAAGCAGGTGGGTTATACCGACCTGTTTCACCTGAACGGAGGCGTGGAGAGACTGGTTGACAACAATGAAGATGCAGAGGTGGATCCCTGGGAGGTGACGAACGGAGCGAAGGGCTATAACAGCGTGAGCCGTCATATTGTGTATGTCGGAGGTGTGGCTAAAGATGGCAAAAACCCTAAAGATACACGTACTGGCTGCCAGAAAAAAGCATTGGAGAAGTATGTAAAGAACTTCCACCGTAGATTCCCGGAAGTTCGCATTATGGGACACAATGAACTAGCGGCGAAAGCCTGCCCGAGCTTTGATGTGCAGGAGTGGCTGAAAGAAATAGGTATTAACCAATGATGATACCGGGTGGTATGGATTTTAGCGAGATAATGAACATCATTCTTAGCGGAGGCCTTGTAGGCACAGCAGCGACCATCGGTTCGCTACGTGCCACGGTGAGGAAAGCGAAAGCGGAAGCGATGAAGGCCGAAGCCGATGCGGAGAGTGTGCGTGTGGACAATGCGGAACATGCCACCCGCGTATTAGTAAGCAATATTGTGGTACCTTTAAAAGAAGAGTTGAATGCAACAAGAAAAGACCTGCAGGCGAATAAACGTGAGATGGCGAGACTTCGTAAGGCTATTGATACAGCCAACAGTTGTCGTCATCGTGATGACTGTCCTGTGCTTGGCGGGTTGCGCAAGCAACAGGAAGAGTGTGACAGCGGAGAGAAACCGGACGGAAACGGCAAGCGCCGACAGCGTGACCGGAAGTCACCGGGCGGGACTGGTGATGACGGGGATACCGGCAAGTGCAGTGAAACTGACGATACCGATGGACAGCCTCCGTAAGCTTCCTTCAGGCGCTGTATATCGCGGCAAGAGTGGACAGGCGAATCTGGCTATCGAGCGAGATGACAGCGGGCACATCGTGGCCGAAGCTTCGTGTGACAGCCTGCAGCAACTGGTGGTGTGGTATGAAGAGGAACTGATGCGCATCCGCAGCGAGACCCAAAGAGAAACTTTGGAAGATGTTCGAACGGAAATAAAACGATCTCCGAACCGGATGCGGGTGTTTGTCATAGGTGTATTGGCCGGTTTGCTGGCCGGAGTGTTATTAACAATCAAACTTTATAAGCAATGAACAAGAATTTTATGTACGGCATCGGTGCCGTGAAATACAAGGATTTTGTGGTGGGGTATATTGAAAAAAGTTCGTTTGACCTGAACGGGCAGAAACCCGAAGCCGCAAAAATCGAGGCGGAACAGGTGCCGGGAGCCCCGGTATTGATTATCCCACAGAGCAACGGAAGCATTGCACCCACTTTTAACGTGATACAGGCGAACTATGAAAACCTGAATGCCCTGATGGGCGGCACGCTCCATTACGCGAAAGACGACGTGGCGAAGAAAACCCCGATAGGCTGGACCGCACCCGAGGCCGCGCTGTTGATGCAGGGACCTTTTGAACTGGCACTGGTGAGCGGTCAGAGCATCCTGATACCGAATGGTACGTTGTTGAGCAATTTGGACGGTAAGCTGACGCTGACTGAAACGGCCAAGATAGCCTGTACGCTGGAGGTGGCTTTGCCGGAGGACGGCTCGAAGCCATACGGCGTATTTGACACGGGCTCGCTGCCAGCGGAGTGGGCACAGTACAAGTTACCGACCGCTGCTGCTGCGGCTGTACATACGGCAAATCAAGCGGGTTAGCGTATGGAAGACCGTCTGGATCGACTGATAGAGATGGAGTGTGCGGATGCGCTGCTGGACAGCGGCGTGTCCGTTCCTCTTAAAAGGTGGAAGCTCCCATGGAAGAAATGTCCGTTGGAGGTGCGTGTGACGATGAAGCGTCCGAGACTGCGCGGGCAGATTCTGCTGGCGAGGGAATATCTGAAAACGGGCGTTGCCCCGGGGTGGCAGCCAAAAGACAAGGCCGAGGAGGCGGCGTTTGTGGCAGAACACGGGGAGTCGATAAGTCGCCTGCTGGCCTATACGGTATGCCGTGGATATGTGGCGCGGCACGTGGGTATCGGGGTGACGGCATGGGTGCTTCGGAACTTCGTTGAATGGCGTTATCTGCTGGCAGCGTTCCGCACATTTGAGCGATTGATGGGCACGAAGGATTTTATGCATATTATCAGCTCGGCAGCCCGGGGGAACCCGATGACCGCGAGACTGAGCCATGGAAAGAGGGGGAGTTAAAGAACCGTTATGAAGGTTCCCATAGCCCTTTCGGCTTCGTGTGGCAGATAGCGAGCGCCACGGGCTGGAGCGTGGATTACATATTAGACGGCGTGAACTGGCAGACCCTGATTGTGATGCTGAGCGACGCTCCCAGATATGTACGGAAAAGAGGGTCCGTTTCCGGGAACGGAAGTGAGAACGAGCGTAGCGTCGAGGAAGAAGCGAACGAACTGGTAGGATTTTTTCAAAGCAAACTGTAATGAGCAAACCTGTAGAAGTTGAATTTTTGATGAAGGACAAACTTACGCCCGGCATTAACCAAGCCGAGCGTGAGGCGCTAGAACTGCGTAACACCGTCAGACTGTTGGAAGCCGAACTGGAAAGGCTGCGTCTTGTCGGAGAGACGGCAGCCCCCCATCTGGACCAAAGTGCCAATATTGCGCAAATTCATGCGTTGGAGAAACAACTTGAGGAATTGCGTGCCCGGTTGAAGTCGCTGCAGGAGGAATCGGAATCCGTACAGGTCACCCCTACAGATGTACCTGATGCACAGCGCCAGTTTAACGGCCTTCACAATAGCATTCAGCAGATGGCGCGTGAATTGCCCTCGTTGGCCGTGGGACCGCAAACGTTCTTTATGGCGATTAGCAACAACCTTCCGATATTTACAGATGAGTTGGCACGTGCACGCAAGGAATATGACGAACTGCAGAAGTCAGGAAAGAAAGGTACGCCGGTATGGAAACAGGTCCTGTCTTCGCTTTTCTCCTGGCAAACCGCCATGACCACCGGTATTATGCTGCTGGTGATGTACGGTGATGAAATCTGGAATTGGACAAAGAACCTGTTCAGTGCCAAGAAAGGCGTGGATGAATTCAATATCTCGCTCAAGGAAATGACCGAGATAGAAAAAGAGGGACGCGCCCAAATGGTGCGAACCCGTTTTGAATTGAAGTCGGTCGTCGATGAGATAAAGCACTTCACCGGCAGCAAGGAACAGGAAAAGGCGAAAGTGGAGGAACTGAACCGCAAGTACGGGGAAAGCTTCGGATACTATAAAACACTTTCTGAATGGTATGACGCCCTTATCCAAAAGAGTGAAGACTATGTGCAGGTACTTTTGCACCAGGCCAATGTTCAGAATCTTGTCAACAAAGCGGCAGAGGCTGATGAGGAAGTGAATAAAATAATGGCGCAAAAGCCGGAAGAAGCAGAAAGTGCCATGGGATTTTGGGGAAAGGTGGGTCAGTATATCATTCAGTCCTATATGGCAGAATCCGGACAAATCTATGATGCACAGGCAGCCATTAAACAGCATGACCAGGAAGCTTATGACATACTGTTGAAAAATGCAGAAAAAAAACGAGACGGTTATCTGAAAAAAGCGGAGGAAGAGGTAAAGAAAGCCGCAGAAACTGCCAAGAAAGGAAATATCGGTGGACATGTTGACCCTAAGCAGCCGGGAGCAGATCCAAAATCAGAAACGCAAAGACGGCTTTCTACAGAACGCAGGCTGGCACAGGAACTTGCCGCTCTGCAGGCTGAAAACCGAAAGGAAGAGATAGACCGTATGAAAGATGGCACTGATAAGAAACTGGCACAAATAGAATATGATTATAACGCGCGAAAAGAAGAAATTAACCGGCAGGAAGCTTCCTGGAAACGGGAAAACAAGGAAGCTGGCATAACTACCGGGGGAGGCGGTTTGACCCCAGACCAGAAAGACGCCCTTGCTGCTGCCAGGGATTCCAATGACAAGAACTGGAGTGCAGCCCTTGTTGCCACCTTTGAGGAAGAAAAGGAAAAAGAAGCCGAAGCCATGCGAGATTACCTGTCGGAATATGGAAACTACGAGGAAAAGAAACTGGCCATCACGCAGGAGTATGAAAAACGCATTGCAGAAGCCACGACAGAAGGCGAACAAAAAACACTTCAGGAAGAATTAAAGAAAAAAAAGGCTGACCTTGATATGGAGGAATTGAAGGAGGGGCTCGACTGGGAGGCTGTATTCGGGGACCTTGATAAAGTATCCACTGAAAGCCTGCAGACTCTCCGTACCAAATTGAAGGAATTTATCTCCTCGCAAAAAGGCCTGCAGCCGGATAGTTTGAAAGATCTGGTACGTGCGATAGATTCCATTGATAAAAAATTAAATGAGCGTAATCCTTTTATAGCGTTGAAGATATCCATGTCTCAGGTGAAATCTGCAACTTTATCCGTGAAGGAAGCACAGGATGCTTACAACAAGGCTGTTAAGGAGGGTACAGAAGTTGAGAAGGCGAATGCTAAAGCAACTCTAGATGCTGCCCGGAATGCAAAGCAGAAGGCTTTGTCTGAAGCCACAGACTCGCTGCACAACAGTGTGGAACAGGTAAAGGAATACGTGGGTGCTGCAGAAGACCTGTTTGAACTGGTGGAACAGTTGGGTATAGATCCCCCGGATTGGATGGGTGAATGGCTGGAGGGAATGGGCCAGATGCTGGACGGTTTGGAGAGCATAGACCTGACACGACCGATGACCGCTATTACTGGCGGAATCAAATCATTGAGTGGTGCAGTAAAACAAGTGTTCAGTATAGGAGGTATCATCAACTGGAACGGGAGCAATGCCAAGAAAGTGCAAGCTACCATTGAAAGGTTGACCCACCGAAACGAATTGTTGCAGGCCTCGATAGAAGACTTGACTGATACTATCAAACAGAGCCAGGGAACGAAGAGTGTGGCTGCGTATCGTAATGCGTACAAGATGCAGCAGAAAACGAATTCGAACTATCTGCAAATGGCGATGGCGCGAGCCGGATACCACGGGAAACATCATAGCTGGAATCACTACTGGAGCGGATTCAGCCAGGCACAGATAGACAAATTGAGCGAACAGATAGGTCGCCAGTGGGATGGAAACCTGTGGAGCCTTTCTCCGGAGGAAATGAAGGCACTGCGCAGCAATGTGGATATGTGGACGCAGATACAGAATACCGGTAAGGGTGGCTATGGTGAAAAACTGACTGATAAACTGGATGACTACATAGCTCAGGCTGGTAAATTGGAGGAACTGACTGATCAGTTGTATGAAGGACTGACAGGTATTTCGTTTGACGGAATGTACAGCAGCTTTATTGACAACCTGATGGACATGAAGTATGGTGCCAAGGAAGCGGCTGAGGACATATCCGAGTACTTTATGCGGGCGATGTTGAGCAACAAGATCGGAGAGATGTATAGTGAAAAACTGAAAGACTGGTGGGAGAAGTTTGGCAAGGCAATGGAGGACAATGATCTGAGCGATGCGGAACGGAACGCATTGACGGATGAGTACATGCAGTATGTCGAGGAGGCATTGAACCTGCGAGACCAACTGGCTGCCGCCACGGGCTACGATAAAACGGAGTTGAGCGGCGTGACCCAAAGTGCCAAGATGGGAGGATTTATGTCCATGACGCAGGAACAGGGCACGAAACTGGAGGGAATGTTCACCAGCGGACTGCAGCACTGGAGCAGCATGGATAGCCGGATGGAAAATGTGGTGGAGAAAATGGACACAGCGGAGGGACACCTGGCGCAGATAGCGGAGAATACCGGTGTGAGCGCCGGACACCTGGGCGAACTGAAGGAAATGATAAAGAAAATGATACGAGATGGACTAAAAGTGAAGTGATATGAATATACTGAGCGGACTTGTGCTGATGAACGGCACGGATATCTGGACTAAATATGGTGTGTTTTTGGTGGAAGAACATCGCGGTGGCATGGAGAACCTAACGGCTATTCTGACTCCGAGCAGGGCCAAGAAGGATACGGTCGTGGACATCCGGGAGGAGCATGGAGAGAAGTACAGCGCCGTGCTCACCCCACGGAATGAGGCAAGGGATGTGACGTTGCACTTTGCTTTGTATAATCCAACTAAGGCAGGCTGGATGAGACAGTACTTTGCTTTTGTTAACTTTCTGAAGCAGGGAAAGGACGGCTGGCTGGATATCAATTTCCCTCAGCTTGGATTACAATTGCGAGTGAAGTATGCCGATTGCACGAAGTTCACCCCTTTGACCTACCTCTGGAGGGAAGGTGTGCATGCGGGGAAGTTCAAGGTGAAGTTTCGGGAACCAAAGCCGGTTATATAACCATTCAAACACTATTAGAATATGCTTCTAACGATATATGAGAAAGGTGGTATCAAGCGTGCGGACGTAGCTGTGAACGACAGTTCGACCCAAAACAAGGAAGTGCAGGGGGACAATGTGCTTTCCTTGTCGTTCAGCTATTATTCGTTTTTGCCGCTGGACGTGAACGATTATACGGACTATCAAGGAGAACGGTATTGGCTGACTGAACGCTATACACCGAAGCAGGTGAGCGAAGGCGAGTGGACCTATGATTTGAAGTTGTATGGTGTGGAAAGCCTAATCAAACGCTTCCTGGTGTTGGAAACCACAGGCGGAGACACGAACCCCTTGTTTACACTGACGGCTACACCCCGAGCCCATGTGGCCATGGTGGTGAAGGCTATCAATGACGGTATGGGCCACATCACCGACTGGAAGGTGGGTACGGTGGAAGGTACGGAACTGATTACGATAGATTATGAAGGCATGTATTGCGACGAAGCACTGAAAGCCATTGCGGAACAAGCAGGCGGAAAAGTGGAATGGTGGATTGAAGGGCAGACGGTAAACGTGTGCCGGTGCGAACACGGAACGGCCGTCACACTTGGCTATGGCAAGGGGTTGACTTCGATCGAAAGAGATACGAGCAACACGGT